GGCGCCATCTAACCGCTTAGCGGAAACTCAGATGAAGGCCTTCAAAGATTTCCTCTCAAAACTTTAACTCGATTAGGAGTAAAAAAATGTCTGATCAAAATTACGATCCGATCGAGGACATCGAAGAACTCCAAGATGATGTCGTTGAAGACGTTGAAGTTTCTGACGAAGAAACCTTGGAGGAGAAAGCTGAAGTACCTAAAGCAAAGGGTGCGGCTAGCATGGAAGTAGACGGTGAAAAGGCCGCAGATGAAGTTGGACAGACTATTAAAAAGTCTGCCCCAGCACAAACATCTCTGCCTAAAACTAAAGCAGCAATGCTGAAGGCCGCTTACGATAAGATGTCCAAGATGAAAAAAGATGAAATGAAAGCTGCATATGAAGCCATGTGTGGTGAAAGTTTCGAAACTGATGAAGATGCCATCGTTGAAGGTAACTTTGACGAAGATCTGAATGCTCTGGTTGATTCCGAAGCAACTCTTTCCGAAGGGTTCAAGGAAAAGGCTGAAGTAATTTTTGAAGCAGCTCTTAAGGTAAAACTGGGCGAGCACGTTGACCGTCTCGAATCTCAGTACGCTGAAGAACTTGCTGAAGAAACTACACGCATTCAAAACGACCTTGTTGAAAAGGTCGATGGCTACCTAAACTACGTGGTAGAGAACTGGATGGAAGAAAACAAAATTGCGATTGAGAACGGTCTCCGTACTGAAATCGCAGAGTCGTTCATTCAGGCACTGCATGGCGTATTTACTGAGCATTACATTGAGGTACCTGAAGGTAAGGCTGACTTGGTTGACGATCTCGCCAACAAAGTTGACGAACTGGAAGAGCAGCTCAATAGCACAGTAGAGAAAAACATTGATCTGAAGGAGCAAGTTGCAAAACTTACTCGTGATGCAATCATTGTTGAGTCTAGCGCAGGTCTCTCTGAAGCACAAGCTGAAAAGTTGAAGGGTCTTGTTGAAGACGTAAACTTTGAGAACGCAGAAACTTTCGCTAAGAAAGTTGCTACGATTAAGGAGTCTTACTTTAAGCAACAGTCCACTGAAGCTCAACCCATGCAGGAAGAAACTGCTGAAGGATCTGAAGAGGTAGAAGTATCTCCGATGATGGCTCAGTATCTTGCTGCGATTAAAAAATCATCTCAATAAGGAGAAAGTCCAATGTTTGGTTCCGATCAATTAATGGAAAAATGGAACCCAGTACTTGACGCCGAAGGCGCACCTGCACTGGGTGACAAATATAAGAAAGCAGTAACTGCTGCTGTTCTTGAAAACACAGAGAAGGCTCTGAAAGAAGAGCGTGCGCAAGCATCGTTCAACTTGACTGAGGCTGCTCCTGTTAACTCTACTTCAGCCGGCACTGGTGCAATTAACAACTGGGATCCAGTATTGATCTCGCTTGTTCGTCGTGCAATGCCTAACCTGATTGCATATGACATTGCTGGTGTTCAGCCAATGTCTGGTCCTACTGGCCTGATCTTCGCTATGAAGTCTCGCTACAACGACAATGCATCTCGTACTTCTGCTACTGAAGCACTGTTCAACGAAGCTGACACTGATTACAGCTCAAGCTCGTTCAACGGTAACACTGCTACTGCTAAGAACGGTACACACGGTGGCGATTCTTCGTCTCTGCCTAACTTCTCAGTAGACACTGATTCATTCGACTCAGGTGCTGATAACGTAGGCGATACTTTCGGTTTTGGTGGCGGTATGACTACTGCTGAAGCTGAAGCACTTGGTGATAGCTCAACCAACGCGTTTGGTGAAATGAGCTTCACTATCGACAAAGCTACTGTGACTGCTCGTAGCCGTGCTCTGAAAGCTGAGTACACTATGGAGCTTGCACAGGATCTTAAAGCTATCCACGGTTTGGATGCTGAATCTGAATTGGCAAACATCTTGTCTGCTGAGATTCTTGCAGAAATCAACCGTGAGATGGTTCGTACAATCAACTCTCGTGCTAAGCTTGGTGCACAGCAAAGCGACCTGACTACTGCAGGTATCTTTGATCTGAACACTGACGCTGATGGCCGTTGGTCTGTTGAGAAGTACAAAGGTCTGTTGGTTCAGATCCAGCGTGAAGCAAACATTATCGCACGTGAAACTCGTCGCGGTAAAGGTAACTTCGTGTTGTGTTCTTCTGATGTAGCTGCAGCACTTTCTGCTTCTGGCATGTTGGATTATACTCCAGCTCTTGCCGGCAATGCAGGTTTGGCTGTTGACGATTCTGGTAACACCTTCGCAGGTACTCTTACTGGTGGCATGAAGGTCTACATCGACCCATATGCAACTGTTAACTACTTGACTGTTGGTTACCGTGGTGCTAACCCATATGACGCAGGTATGTTCTATTGCCCATACGTTCCACTCACAATGGTACGTGCAGTTGGTGAGAACAACTTCCAGCCGAAAATTGGTTTCAAAACTCGCTACGGCATGATCGCCAACCCATTCGTCGAAGCTTCACCAGACGGAATCGGTACTGCTCGTCAGAACCAGTACTTCCGTATCATGCGTGTCGACAACATTCTTGGCGAATAATAAGAAGGTACATTAATGTACTCGTTGAAGGGGGCTTAGGCCCCCTTCTTTTTGTGTATAAATAGTTATATGATAAAAAAATATATGAAGAAACTAAACAAACTAATGAAGTCAGGTAGGCTACACAAGATAGTCAACAAGTACTGTCGATAGAGGTTTAAGAAATGGCATATCAGCTTAACGTCGATTTTAGCGAGGGGGCAGAAACCAGCCCAACGATCGCTAACCCAACATTCGTAAGTCCGTCTGGATTTAGGTTGTTGATTGATAATCAGAAGTATAAGAATGCTCAGTTTACTGTGCAGACCGTTGCGCTTCCTGATTTGGCCGTCACTGGTGCGCCGTTGAATACGCCACAAAGAAACATTACTCAGATGCCGGATAAGGTTGAGTATGGTCAATTTGAAATGACGTTTTTGATCGACGAAGATTTAGTTAACTACAAAGAAATCCACGATTGGATGATGGGTCTTGTGGTGGAAGATGACGCCGGTGTTCGCAAACAACGTGACATGTCGTTGATGATTTTGAACTCACATAACAACGTATCGCGTGAGATTAAGTTTGCTGATGCGTACCCAACATCACTATCCTCTTTGCCGTTTGATGCTACCTCAACTGATGTTGAGTACCTAGTGGGCAACGTCTCATTTAACTACTCCTACTTTAAGCTCGTATAAATAACTGTATCATATATAATACATTAAGGGCTTTAATGTATATTTTATGAATCATTATTGAGGTATATTATGATCACACTTGACAAAGTACTTGAGATGTGGAAAACCGATTCTCCTATTGATGAGATGAATCTTGACACCGCTAGTCAGCAGTCAGCAAAACTACACTCCAAATATTTAGAACTATTATCAGTAACAAAGCTTCAACTTCGTAAAAAGGAGATGGAGTTCAAAGTGCTGCTTAAGAACAAATGGCTGTGGTACAACGGCAAGATGTCAAAGGCAGACATGGATAGACTAGGCTGGGGATACGATCCTATGAATGGTCTTAAGGTATTAAAAGGTGACATGGATCATTTTTATGATTCGGACGAACACATTCAAGAAGCTAACGCTCACATTGAGTATCTACAAACACTAGTTGATACTTTATCTGAGATCATGGAAAACATTAAGTGGCGGCACCAAAATATTGGTAATATGATTAAGTGGCGCCAGTTTACGTCGGGTATGTAAATGTCGGTACTGACCGTTAAGAAAAAGAACCATGCATACATAACGGTTGATGGCGAACCATCCGCCCTTAATGAGCTGACGGATTTCTTTACATTTTTTGTTCCTGGGTATAAGTTTATGCCTGCATACAAAAACAAAATGTGGGATGGCCGTATCAGATTATACAACTCCCAGACAAAGGAACTGTATGCTGGGTTGTTTGCGTATCTTAATGAGTTTGCTAGTTTAGAGCGTGGACATACGATTGAGCTGCAAGAGGATCTAGTGTATGGATATCCTGGTGCAGAAGCAAACGTTGATATGTCGTTTATGAAGGATCTAACCATATCATCGAAAGGACAAGCAATTGAGCCTAGGGATTATCAACTTGAGGCCATTAGGCACGGTCTTAGTCGGAGGTCTGCCTTACTTGTTTCACCTACGGCATCTGGAAAGTCGCTCATCATATATAGTATACTTCGATGGTACCTTGCAAATCACGATAAAAGGGTCCTTATTATTGTACCGACAACCTCGTTGGTTCAACAGATGTATTCTGATTTTGCTGACTACTCTGCATACGATGACGGTTTCGACACTGAGTCTACTTGTCACAGGATATACGCTGGGAGACCTAAGTTCGCCGAGAACGAAAGGGTGGTTATCTCGACTTGGCAATCGATATATAAACTTCCTGGGACTTGGTTCGAACAATTCGGGGCGGTGTTCGGGGACGAGGCGCACAATTTTAAGGCGAAGTCTCTTACCTCTATACTTACTAAGTTGCGTGATGCTGAGTATCGTTTTGGTACCACTGGCACTCTTGATGGGACGCAAACCCATAAACTTGTCTTGGAAGGATTATTCGGTCCAGCATATTACGTGACAACAACTAAGGATTTGATGGATAAGGGTTCGTTGGCCGACCTAACGATCAACGTACTTTTACTTAAGTATTCTGACGAATTATGTAAAAGTATAAATAAAATTAAGTATCAGGAAGAACTTGACTTTATCGTTACACACCAACCTCGCAATTTGTTTATTAGTAACTTAGCACTGGACCAAGAAGGAAATACCCTAGTACTTTTTCAGTATGTAGAAAAGCACGGTAAACCATTATATGATATGATCAATGACCGAGCTCACCGTAGAAGAAAAATCTTTTTCGTGTCTGGTTCAACTGATGTCGATACTCGAGAGCAAATAAGATCGATTACGGAGAACGAAAAAAATGCTATCATTGTCGCTAGTCTTGGTACTTTCTCTACTGGTATTAATATACGGAACCTGCATAATATCATATTTGCTTCTCCGTCTAAATCGCAGATCAGAGTTCTTCAGTCAATCGGACGAGGATTACGGAAATCAGACGATGGACGAGATACGATCCTGTTTGACATCGCCGACGATCTTCACTGGAAGAAAAACAAAAATTACACACTCAATCATGCAGCTGAGAGAATAAAGATATATACTAAAGAAAAGTTTAACTATAAAATCTATGAGGTCAGCATATGAATGAACTAGACGATGTTAACATTCGCCACTTTAAGTTGTCCTCTGGTGAGGAACTGATTTCATTGGTAAGAGGCGACGAAAGTAATATGATTATACTTGAGTCCCCTATGGAACTACACACGATGATGAGGGAGAACAGCCAAGGGTTCATATTTACGAAATGGCAACCTTTGTCCAAAACTGATATTGTTGCCCTCAATCCTATGCATATCGTATCACACGTCGAATGCGAAAACGATATCAAGGAAAGATACGTTAGGATGTGTTTGGAGCAAAGGGAACAGAGGGCGTTGGATCATCAAGACCAATTGGAACCCTCCTACGACGACTCTCCTGAAGAACTAGACCTTTTAGAGGCCATGATGGAACTAAACAGTAATAAAACTAGGCTCCATTAACTAGTATATCCCTGGCTCCCGGCGGTATAATTAATTATAACACAGATTTCCCAATATGTAAATAGAAAAATGCATATTTATGAAATTATTTTTAGTATTTAACTATTTACATCCAACCCAAACTATAGTATAATAGTACAATATGATATCGTAGTGATTTGAGGAGTATTATGAAACCTAAACAAAAACCCCACTACGTCAACAACAAGCAGTTCTCTCTGGCTGTCGTTGATTACGTTAAACTCGTGAGAGAAGCAGAACAAAAGGGTGAAAAACTACCTATTGTTCCTGACTACATTGCAGAGTGTTTTCTTAAGATTGCTGAGGGTCTATCCCATAAGTCTAACTTTATTCGCTATACCTATCGCGAGGAGATGGTTATGGATGCGGTTGAGAACTGTCTAAAAGCAGTGACCAACTACAACATCGAGACCGCCACTCGGACTGGTAACCCCAATGCCTTTGCTTATTTTACCCAGATCTGTTACTACGCATTCCTTCGTCGATTGGCCAAGGAAAAACGTCAGCAGGACATCAAGTTTAGGTTCATTGAGAAGGCAGGTATTGACGATTTTATTCAGTACGACGAAAACGGTTTTGCCGACCAATCAATCAGTCGCGCGTTCGTTGATCAACTTAAGGATCGTATCGATAAGGTACGAGACCACGATAAACAGATCAAAGAGTTTGCTTCAGAGGAAAAGAAAAAAACTAAAGTAAAAAAGCGCTCAGGCGTTGAATTATTCATGGGATAACATATGAAAATCGCAGTCTTGAATGATACCCACTGTGGTGTCAGAAATAGCTCAGACATCTTCCTTAACTACCAAGATAGATTCTACAACGAAGTATTCTTTCCTTACCTAAAGGAAAACAATATCAAGCAAATACTTCATCTTGGTGACTACTACGATCATCGTAAGTACGTTAATTTTAAGGCACTAAACCAAAATCGTAAATCATTTCTAGAGCGTATGCGTGACGATGGTATCAGTATGGATATCATCCCAGGAAACCACGACGTATACTATAAGAACACCAACTACTTGTGTTCGCTTAAGGAACTGCTTGGTTACTTTACATCAAACGTAAACATCGTTATGAAGCCAAAGGTGATGGATTACGACGGTCTAAAGATAGCTCTAGTACCGTGGATCAATAATGAGAACTACGAAGAAACGATGAAGTTCTTAGGTAAATGTAAAGCATCATGGGTTGGTGCTCACCTAGAACTCACTGGTTTTGAAATGATGCGCGGAGTACAGAATACTCACGGCATGTCGGCTGAAGTCTTTAAGAGATTTGAGTGTGTTATGACAGGCCACTTCCACACAAAATCACAACAGGGTAACGTACATTATCTAGGATCTCAAATGGAGTTTACCTGGGCTGATGCTGGTGACCCAAAATACTTTCATATCATTGATACCGAAACACGGGAACTAACTCCAGTTCGTAATCCTATCTCTATCTTCGAGAAGGTTATCTATGATGATAAGATTAACGATTACACCAACTACGATGTTGATCAACTTAACAACAAATTCGTAAAGGTGGTCGTTGCTAACAAATCGGATCCTTTCCTGTTTGATCGTTTCATTGATCGTATACATCAGGTGGATACATATGAACTAAAGATCGCAGAAACCTTTGATGAGTTCCTTGGATCAAACGTTAATGATGATGAGATATCCGTTGAGGATACTACTGAGTTACTTGATACATACGTCGAGTCCGTTGATACGGAGTTGGATAAAGAAAAAATGAAGGGTCTGATGCGAGGGCTATACGTCGAAGCACAGAATATGGAAATCCTATGATTAAGTTTCGTAATGTACGG